CAAAGGTAAACTAGCGTTTATCGATATGCAGGATATATCTTTTAAAGAGTATTCTTTTGTAAATCAACCAGCGGATCAAAGATCCGGTGTTAGAAATAAAGCAACAGCAGATAGTAATTTAAGCGTTTCTGATTCAGACTGTGTTGCAAAGAGTTCCGCTTTTATTCTAAAAATGGATGAAGAAGATATTTATTCAGTATCTGAAAGTCAATCAATTTTTAAAGGAATGAAGAAAAAGGAATCTAGACCAGTTTACCTTCAATTAAAGGGATCTTTCTTAACAGCTATGGCTGTAAATGAAAGCGAAAATTACAATATTAATAACAACCCATTACTATCAAAAGAACAAGAATCTAATAATAATGAGGAGAATTCAGAAATGACCATTCTTAAAGAAGAAGAAGACATCCTTACTGTAGCCAAAGAGCTGAGTGATGATCTATCTTCAATTGCAGCAGACACTGCTAAGAAAGAAGATTCTGTAGAGAATTCAGAAGAAACAGCTGAAGTAACACAAGAAGAGCAAGAAGAAACAAAAGAAGAAACAAAAGAAGAAGCTCCAGCTGTAGAAGAAGAAATTGAAACTGAAGAAAAACAAGAATCTAAAGAAGAGATTTCCACTGAAGCAAAAGAAGAGTCGGACGTGCAAGTTAAAGACGCTGAATCCGATAACTCTGAAGAGTCAGTTGAAAAGCCTGAGTTAAATCAGGAACAAGAAGTTGATAAGGAAGTTCAATCAGAGCTCAACGACAAAGAAGAAGTCGCTGAGCAAAACAACGATGAACTTTCTGACAAAATCAAGCTTCTTGAAGAAGAAAATAAAAACCTTAAAGCAGCACTTCATAGAGTGTTAGCGGAAAGAGTTGTAGATGCAAAAATAGCAGCCGGTATTGAAAGCGCAGCTGATAGAGGAGCACTTGTAGCTGATCACGCAACAAGAACAGCTTCTTCATTAGCTGACTCATTAAGAGACATTGCAAAGATGCCAGTTAAAAAAGCAAATACAAATGTAGTTCCAGAAATTACAAGTGAAGCAGAAAATTCTAAGGAAGAAACAAATGTTCTTTCTATAGAAGATATTTCTTCTGAAAAGAAGGAAGAACCAAACACTGCAGAACAGCTTTTCGTAGACGCTCTTATGGGCCGTCGTTCGCTTTAATTAAAACAAGGAGATATATAAAATGAGCTTAGCAAAATTCCGCAAGGTATATGCCAAGACAGGAGCTGGAAGGTTCGTAGTATCTGAGGGTGTAGCGCCAGCAGCTTACTTGCTCCCAAACCAGGGCTTGCCAACATGGTACCTTGATTCAGAAGATGATCGTTTTGAAATTGTTATCCCAAAGGGAACAATTCTTTCTGTCGTAGCTGATGCTAATGGTGATGCAACAGTCGTTCCAGCCAATGGTTCCGGTTCTTCCGTAACATGGGGCGATTCAATGCCTTCATCATGGGATCCGCTTGATGGTGCAACTCCAGCTTACAGCTCTGGAGCAACTGACACAGTAGCAGTTGCATCTAAGTCTGTTCCAGTTGGTGTAGCTCAGTACGATCTATACCGTCCATTTGACAAGGGCACTTCACAAGGCGCAGGGTTCATCACCCATGGCTACGTAGAGTATCCAATCGTTGATGGATTGAATAATGATGTGACCGTCGGTTCTTTAGTTAGAGCTGACCACATGGGTCGCCCAGTGGTGCTAACATCAACACTGTGTGGCACAGATCCTTACCTCCAGGTTGGTAAGGTTATTGAAGTAGAAAAGTTTGCAACCAACTTTGATGATGGTCTACTTTCCTACATGCAATTGCCATCGGATCCTGGTGCACTTAAGACTGTTTTTGAAATCACAAGAACAGGCACCTATAGTGGCAAGTTGGGCATCCGCTCAAACCTGGATGTAACAAACGTGCTTGGCGCATTCCGTGTCAATCTAACGCTGTAATAAAAAAAGAAAAAATAAAACAGGAGGAATAATCCTAAGATGAGTAAATCAATCCAAGAGCTCCTCTCAGGTCTCCCAGCTTGGGAAACAGCATTAACTGAGGACGGTTATATCGATGGAGATAATAGAGTAACCATTAAAGAGGCATTTGCATCACCTGATGCAGCTGCACTTTTTCCTAAAGTCATCTCCCGTACATTAAAGGAAGCAGCTGAGCCACAATTATTGGTTACGCCACTTCTCTCAACTGTACGTCTCGGCAAGGGACGCTCTTTGGAGTTCCCAGCAGTTAATGCAATTCAAGCTGCAGAGATACCTGAAGGACAAGAATATCCAGAACAGGCTCTCGCCTTTGCAAAGCAAGTTGAAGGTAAAGTTTCAAAGAAAGGTGTTAAGCTGGCTTTTACAGAAGAAGTCATCGCAGACTCACTTTGGGACATCGTAGGCCTTCACGTCCGCGCTGCTGGTCGCGCAATGGCTCGCTTAAAAGAGCAAATTGCACTCAGCAGATTTAAGGACGCAGCTACCGTAGTTTTCGACAATGAAAGCGGTTCATACGACGATACAACAGGTCGTGGAATTGATGGCGCAGCCAACAAGACCATTACTTGGGACGACATCGTTGATATGGCTGCCGTTCTCATGGCAGAAAATCACGTACCAACTGACTTCATTTTGCACCCACTAATGTGGTCTATCTTCCTAAAGGATAGTATCTTCCATGCTGGTGGTTCTGCAGCTGCAGTTAATACAAGTTGGGGTTACCGTCCTCAGTCCAAGGAAGGCGCGTTGAATTCAACCGCCCCAATGGGTCTGAATGTGATTGTTTCTCCTTTCGTAAGCTTCACAGCAAAGAATGGTTCAACACCTGCAATGTCAGATCTTTTCTTGATCGACCGCAATGAAGTTGGAACACTCCTTGTCAAGGATGACATGAGCACAGATCAATTCGATGATCCAAGCCGTGACATTCGTCAGATGAAGATGAAAGAGCGTTACGACATCGTTATGCTTGGCGATGGTGAAGGAATCACCGTAGCTAAGAACGTTAGACTAACTCGCAACTACGAGGTCGAGGTTACCAATTCGGTATCTCTCTAATCCTTAGGAAAGTTATAGTTACCTTATCCTAAAGGGCAGGGGGGCGGTGTAAAAACCGCCCCCTTGTTCTTTTATCTATATCAGTTACTATAATATTGTACTTTGATGACTGGAGATTAATGTGGCCTTAAATCTAATACAAAACGCTGCAGTAGGACTTGGTACTGTTTCTATAAAGTTCGGAAGAACTATAAAAATTTCTTCTATTACAAAAGAAAATATTATAGTACAAACAACAGCTGCCACTCCTAGTGTTTTAAACACACCCTTTAAAGATATTGATACTTTAGGTGATTATAATCAAATATCAAGAACATTAAAACTTTTATGGAATGTTCAATTAGCGCCTTCTACTGAGTATGTAATAAGGTTTATTAACTTTTTTGACGCAGCCAATGAACCAATACCGGAAGAGCAAATAAAATTTACTACTTTAGATTCTGGTGCAACTCCTAACACTGGAGAATTTAATTCTGTTAATGAACCTGAATTAAATGAAATTTTAATTGAAGATAAATCGATAAGAACAGATGCTTTTACGAGCTATCAAATAATTGCAAAAAATCCAAACTTCTATATAACAAGCTTAGACCCTGTTAATGGAGATTTTTTTATAGATAATTCTTACAATTATGGAAGAATTACTGTATCTTTTAATGAAAAACCAGCTTCTAACTTTTTAAATAATAAATATTTTAAACTGCAAAAGAAAAAAATACAAAGAACTCCATCAAGATGGGAAAATGTAATAGGCGAAATTTCAGCCCATGCCTGGAAGCCAGAGGTTTACATAGATACTCCATCTCAAGATGCAACACCAGCATATTTTACTGAAGATAAAGAATACTTTGAATCTGGATATAAATATAGGCTAATAATATCTAAAGATATAGGAGTTTAATTTGTCTAATTTCATATATAAAAAAGCTAAACAAGCTTTATTTAATGGTCAAATTAATATTTCTGCAAATCAGTATAAGATTTTACTTTTAAAAACAAGTATATATACAGCTAATCAAAATTTAGATGAATTTGTTTCAGATATACCATCTACAGCTATAACTGCAAGATCCGGTAATATTTCAAATATTACTAATACATTAGGAATTATAGATGGAGATGATGTAATTATTGACGAATACAATGGAGGAACATTTGAGGCATTAGCTTTTTACCAAGTTGGTTCTTCTGATTCTAATTCTAGATTAATATTTTATATAGACACATCACAAGGTTTACCATATGTAGTTACAGCTAGTAATACAACAGTTACTATATTATGGAATAATGAAATTAATAAAATTTTAGCTATTTAAAAATGTAGGTTTAAAATGTCAACAAATTACCCAAATTCAATTGATAATTTCACAAATCCAACATCAACTGACTCACTAAGTTCTACAACTGTACCTCACCATCAACAGCATGCAGATGTAAACGATGCAGTAGAGGCTATTCAGGGTGAACTAGGAGTAAATCCATCAGGACCCTATAATACAGTAAAAGCTAGGATAGAAG